ATCCTGTAGAGGTTAAGGTTACAAAAGATGAAAATAACGTTTATCATGTTTTAAGGCGCGCTAATCAAGCCGCGTGTGAATTATACAAACAACATCCAAAAATATTGTATATTTTTGCAGTAAATGAATATAATGATTATAAATTGCATGGAATCTATAATTGGAATGGAAAGGAATTTGTAAATGATTAATAATGAACGTGAATCTGTTAATGTCCTGCAAGAGTGCATTGATCTGCAACTCAAGAAGTCTCAGGACTATCAAAATCCTAATTCTAATGTAGTACAAGCAATGCACTATCGTCGTGGTGTTGACTCTATCCATGATACTATGCACGGCAAGATGCTTCGTGCACAGTCTCTTCTTGAGTCTGGCTCAACTGCCAACTTTGAATCTCTAGAAGATACTTATAAGGATCTTATAAATTACGCCAGCTTTGCTGTTTCATATATACGTGGTAAAATGGAAGGTCAAGATCCTAACCGTGATATGTTTAATCGTGTAACTAAGCAAGTAAAGTAATTATGAGAAACACTGTATCTGATATCCGTAAGTATTTCGTTGATGCTCTTGCTAATGAGAAATTTGTTATTGATAAAACTGGCGTAAAGACCATTGAGTTGATTGGTGCAAGTTTTATCGCTGATGAAGAAACTATCTTTGGTTCAGTAAATTATGATTATGTCTCACGTGAATTAGAATGGTATGAGAGCATGTCTCTTAGTGTCAATGATATTCCTGGCACTACTCCTGCTATTTGGAAACAAGTGGCAGATAAGGCTGGATACATCAATTCTAATTATGGATGGTGTATATGGCATCCAGAAAATGGATACCAATATGACCATGTCAAGAAAGAATTAGAAGACAATCCTAATTCTCGTAGAGCTGTAATGATCTATACTCGTCCAGAGATGTGGTATCAATATAACTTTGATGGTCGTTCTGACTTCATGTGCACTAATGCAGTTCAGTATCTAATTCGTAATGGAGCCCTTCATTCCGTTGTGCAGATGCGCAGTAATGATGTTGTCTTCGGCTATCGCAATGATTATGCATGGCAGAGTCATGTGCTAAATATGCTTGCTGAAGATCTTGGTTTGCGAGTTGGCGATATCCACTGGAATGTTGGAAGTCTTCACGTTTATGAACGACATTTTGAGATGGTAAAGTGACTGATTGGCAACAACGCTATTTAGATCTAGCCCAACATATTTCTACTTGGTCTAAGGATCCTTCTCGGCAAATTGGTGCCGTTGTGGTTGGTGATAGCGGCCAAATTCTATCAATTGGTTATAACGGATTCCCTCGTGGAATCGATGATGATGAAAGGCTGCATGACAGAGAGACTAAATATTCTCTAGTAGTTCATGCTGAAATGAATGCGATTTATAATGCAACACTTAATGGTATTAGCTTACGGGACTCTACTCTTTATGTTTGGGGCCTTCCTGTATGCAGCGATTGTGCTCGTGGAGTTATTCAAGTAGGCATCACACGCGTAGTCATGAATTCAATTGACGGCAAGATTGGCCATTGGACAGATCATTGGGAAAAAACAAAAGCTATGTTTGATGAAGCTAACGTACAATATCGGTTTCTATGAGTACAATTGAAACTACTCAATATTATGGCGAATATCTAAGATACTTTGCATTAGCCAAGGATCAACAAGCCAAGTGTAATCTTGGAACCATTGGATACCGTGAATCTGAGATGGACGATGATCTATTGGAAAATGTAGAACTATATGATGTAGTTGAACGCAAGTTTGCTGGATTCTCTCAAATTGTTAATGATGTTTTTTATGGTTGGACTGATGATCATCCATATTGGCCAAAGATGTCTCAGGGTATTCATACGCGTCAAAGAGAAACTATTGCAAAAGATTGGACTGGTAAGCATTCAGACTTTAATCTACCCGAATGGTTATATGTATTCCTAGTACACAGAATTACTGGTTCTGGTATCAACTATTCTACTAAGCCATCTGGTTATCATAATACAATTCTGTTTAATCTTTATCGTTGCAAAACAATTGAAGAAATGTCAACGCTCATTAATCATTATCCAATTCCGTTTTATACATCTATTGGTTATCAGTTTCCTTCATTTCCAAAGATTCCAGAAGGAAGTAATTATAAAAGAGCCGGTGATTATTATCTGACTGAATTTGCTCCTACTCTTGTCAGAGAATTAGCAGAATGGTTAGAGTCTGGAACAAAAAGAGATTTCCGTGAAATCGGCGATTGGATGTTTGCATGGAACGCCAGACACAATCTAAAAATGTATAGGTTTCAGTATGCAGCATTTATTGCAGACATTGCTGATTGGTATCCTCAGTATGTGAATAGAGATTCTATGTTTTATTATGGATCTAATGCCATAGAATGTATTTCGTATCTTGCAGTCAATACTTCTAGAATGAAGAAAGAACATTTTCTAGATGCTATTATGGAAAAGATCTATGAAGATACTGGGGCCTTTCCTTATAATGCAGAAGATGTTGCATGTGATTATATTCGCTGGATTGAAAATTACGTCCGCCCTGGTGCAGATTATGATCATCTAGATCTAGATCAAATCTTTTCTTCTTGTAAGATTAAAGATCATCCATATGGAAGGCAAAAAGCCATGTTAAATTTTAATCTAGTAGAGACATTTAATGGAATTAAATCACACCCATCAGATGATACCATACTAAAACAAGTTGGCATGTCAGTAGCAGAATATAAAAGGTTATTTTATGTCGCATAATAATCATATTATTGATGGATTGAATAAGGATGTTGGGGTTATAGGTTGGGAAGCTGCCAAAGAATATTATTTGGAACTAGCATCCAATTGGACTCCATATAATCCGGATCCACTGGTAATATATCATGAAGGAGTTAGAGTAGTCAGGGATGATTTGATTGTTGGCACCAAAACTCGTGCTGGTGATCTTCTCATGTCAAAGACTAATTATGATACTATTGTATATTCTCAACCAAGAACTGGTTTGGCTGGTGTATCTATTCTAGATGCTGCTAATAGACACAAGAAGAAAGTTGTGCTATTCATGCCTGCATCAAAGAGAGTATCCTTACATCAGGCATGTTGTATTGAACGTGGTGCTATTCCCATCTTTAAGCGAATTGCAGCAATGCCTAATCTAAATAAATATGCCAAGGATTATGCAGAAGAAACAGGTGCATTCTTTGTACCGCTTGGTCTAAGACATGAATTAGCTACAGCTGCTATTGTTCATACTGCTAATAAGATTGATCCACCAGATGAAGTATACGTAGCTATCTCTACTGGCGTATTGTCTAGGGCACTTCAGATTGCTTGGCCTAAAGCAAAGTTTACATCTATTGCAGTTGCAAGAAATCTTAAGGCAGGTGAACTTGGTAGAGCCACCGTTATTTCTGAGCCATTAGATTTTACAGCTTCAGAAAAGAAAGAAAACCTTCCTCCATTTCCATGCATTGATACTTATGATGCTAAAGTTTGGAAATACATTCCTAAGAATACAGAAAGAAATATTCTGTTCTGGAATGTAGGACCTAATCCACGGTTAGTAGATGATACTATCTATGACAAAATTGATTCTTATCGTGATTGGGATAAAAATCTATGAGTGTACTAGTTACATCGCCTTTTACACACATTTCTTCTAATATTCATTCTCATCGTGCTGCGCAAGGTGCAATATATGCTGATCAACTAGAAAATACAGGAAAGATTGTGCATCTAGATCGTACTAGTAATATTGCACCAGACATCAATGCATTTACTGAAATGTATGTTTACCACGGAAATGACTGGGGTGGATCACTTAATCTTTTTGGCGGCATGAAGAATTACGGCGGTATTAATAATCTAATCCGTTATTCACAATTTGCGAGTACTGTGTACTCTCTATGGATCAATCATCCAAAGTATTCTGAGATGCTTGAGCCAAGACTGGCCGGTGAGATTCATCCTGATTGGCATAAAGTTAATTGGGAAAATCTAAAGCGTATAGAGAATACTGCAATAACGATTAATAAAATTGTGTCAACTAATAAGGTTGTAGTTGGTGATAGTCATGCTATTTCTTTGTATAGGCCTGGATGGCACATCAAGTCTATTCCCTTTAAAACACTTCATGGTGCGTTAAAAGAAGAACTAAATACACTTGTTGATCTTGATTTTGACACTATTGAATTTTATTTTGGAAATATTGATAATCGTCATCATATAAATAGACAGGATGATGCAGAACTTGCAACTAGGAATCTTGCAAATAAATACTATGATCAATTATCAAAGCTTGCAGATACTGGAAAATCTGTATCAGCATATGAATTGCTTCCTATCGAAAACGAATCTAGGGCACTTCCTAAAACTGGATATTACAAAGGCACTTCATTTTTTGGTTCATGGCAGCAGCGTGAAACTACTCGCTTAATCTTTAAAGAAGAAATGCAAAAGTTGTGTGCATCAAGTAAAGTGAACTTTATTGAGTGGGTTCAACCTATGATAAATGGTAATGGTGAACTTGATTTTGAATTTATGGAAAAGCCTAAGTCGGTTCATCTATCTCGCCAAGCATATCCACATTGGCAAGGTAAAAAATGGAGTGGATTACCAGAAAAAATAGCAACTATTGAGGATTTTTTTTCATAATGTTAGACACCATTCAGAAAATTGACTATAAATATAATGAAGGCGAATCTATCAAAGAGATTCAGACTTATGTCAATGCTACATATAATCAGCATTATTCCCGTAATAAATTCCAAACTACTGAGTTCGTCGTTGATTGCGGCCATGGTACTGGATTTTGTGTAGGCAATATTCTAAAATATGCTCAACGATATGGTCGCAAAGGTTCTCCTGAAGAATGGCGAAATGATATGATGAAGGTAATTCATTATGCAATTATGCAACTACATGTACACGATTTAGAACACACAAACAAAGGTGAAAAATAATGGAAATTCAAATTGACATCCAAGAGCTTCGCAAGCGTAAGCTATTTGTTGCGGCTCCAATGTATGGCGGCCAATGCGCAGGCATGTTTTGCCGTTCTACAAATGATCTAGCTGCTGCAGCAGTACATCACGGAATTGAACTCAGGTATTACTATCTCTTTAATGAGTCTTTAGTTACACGGGCTCGCAACTACTGTGTTGATGAATTTATGCGCTCAGATTGTACTCATATGATCTTCATTGACTCTGATATCGGCTTTAATGCACAAGATATCATTGTCATGCTTGCTCTCATGAGTGATGAATCTGAGTATGATATTCTATGTGGTCCATATCCTAAGAAGTGCATCTCATGGGAAAAAGTTAAGGCTGCAGTAGATAAGGGTGTTGCAGATGAAGATCCTAATGTACTAGAAAAGTATGTTGGTGATTACGTGTTTAATCCAGCTGGTGGTAAGACTGAGATTCCACTAGGTGAACCAGTAGAGGTTCTAGAGTCTGGTACAGGTTTCATGATGATCCGCAAGACCGCACTTGAAAAGTATGCAGCCAGATATCCTGAACTAACATATCGTCCAGATCATGTTCGTACAGCATCATTTGATGGTTCGCGTGAGATTCATGCATTCTTTGATGCACTTATTGATAATAAGTACATGTATATGAAGGATGAAATTAGAGAATTCTATACAAGAAATCCCGAAGCTACTTCAGAAGAAGTCATTGCATTCATTGATGATCCAAAGACTAGTGCCTCTGGTAATACTTTTAGTGGCCGTTATCTCTCAGAAGATTACATGTTCTGCCAAATGGCTCGGCGGGCTGGTCTAAAGGTATGGCTTGCTCCATGGATTCAACTGCAACACGTTGGTTCTTATATCTTTGGTGGATCACTAGCTGATCTAGCCGCAGTCGGTGCAGCTGCTACTGTTGATCCTAGTAAGCTTGGTAAAAAGGCATAGTTTACATTAATTCATACTATGTTATAATGATTACATCTTTTGATAATATAAAGGTTATACTATGAAGCTAAGTGATAAGACTATCCAGATCCTTAAGAACTTTGCCACGATTAATCAGTCAATCCTGGTTCGTCCTGGTAATGTTCTTAAAACTATTACTCCTCTAAAGACCATTCTTGCTCAGGCTACAGTTACTGAAAACTTTGAACAAGAATTTGCAATCTATGAACTACCACGATTCCTTGGTACAATTTCTCTATTCTCTGATCCTGAATTTACATTCCAAGAGAAGTATGTCACTATTTCATCTGGCAAGCAGCGTGTAAATTACACGTATGCTGATGCTAGTATGATTATGACACCTCCTTCAAAAGAAATTAGCTTTCCTAATACAGAGGTAGAGTTTACAATCACAGCTGATCAACTATCTACCATTTCTAAGGCAGGTGCAGTTCTTCAGATGCCAGAGATTGCAGTAGTTGGCGAGGATGGACTTATCTCAATTCGTGCAATTGATTCTAAGAATTCTAGTGCCGATGTATTTAGTCTAGATGTTGGCGAATGTGATAAGGACTTTAAGGTGATTTTCCGTCCAGAAAATCTAAAGCTAATCACTTCTGATTATAAGGTATCTCTAACTACGGCTGGTATTTGTCGCTTCGAATCTGACAATCTAACTTACTGGGTTACTACAGAATCCAAGTAATAAATATTTCTAATGGTCCGGTGTAGCTCAGTTGGTAGAGCAATCGGCTGTTAACCGATCGGTCGTATGTTCGAGCCATACCGCCGGAGCCATTAGGAGAACTTATGAAGAGATTGCTTACTGCACTATTTTTTATTCTATCACCACTGTCAGCTCATGCCTCTGATTGTGATCAATTCTTTCCAAATGGAAAGGAGATTGTAGTACCAGATACTAAAGTACTATGCAATTCATTTTTTGTTTCTGTATTTAATACTAAAATTAATGGTGTAGTGTTTTCTTCTGAAGTTGCTCAAGCACGACTTGTTAAGACTGAAAGAACCAATAATTTTAGAGCAGATAAAAGAATAGCTAATTCTCCTACTCCAGAAGATTATACCAATACTGGATATGATAGAGGACATATGGTTCCAGCCGCAGACGCTGATGATCCAAAAGAAATGTCTGATACATTCTTTATGACCAATATGACTCCTCAACTTCCATCTGTTAATAGAGTTGCATGGAAGAATCTAGAGGATCGAGTTCGTTCAGTTCCATTTAAGTATGTTCTTACAGGAGCTATCTATAATACTACTCCTAAAACTATTGGAGTTAATAAAGTTCCAGTTCCATCTATTCTTTATAAAATTGCATATTTTGATAGTGGTAACATTGCAGTATATATAGTCGACAATGTTAAAGATGCTAAAGTTAGAACTATAAATATAGACGAGTTAGAGAAGTTAACTTTATTAAAGCTTCATTAATTCTACAGAATAAATCCTAATAAACCTAATCACGGAGAACTACTATGAGACTAGAAGCCCTAGCTGCAAGACTAGTAGCTGTTGAAGTTAAGTTAGCTACATTAACTGGCACATCAGTTAACACAGATCTTCCTACTAATAACGCCGAACTAGATGCAAGACTATCCGCAGTCGAAGCACAAGTTAATACCTTGGTTGCTGCCAAGACACAAGAGCACATTGACGCTATTGTTTCTGCTCCAGCCGATACTTCTTCAGCCAAGGTTGAAGATGTAGTTGCTTTGTCACCAAGTGCAAATGTACCTGAAGCTGCTGATATCGTGGCTGATGTTGTTGATCAACAAATTGCAACTCAAGCAATTGATGATGCAGAAGTAGCTGTAATCGTAGCTGCTGCCGTAAATGCAGTAGTTACAGCAGATCCAGAAGTTGTTATGGATCCAGCAGCAATTACAGAAGCTATTACTAATGCTGTTGCTGAAGCTCCAGTTCCTTCACCAGAAGTAGCTCAAGCTGCAGCAGAAGCCGTTGCAGATGTTATTGCAGCTGCAACAGGATCAATTAATGACGTATCACCAGCAGTTCAAGCAGAGATTATGCAAGCAATTGTATCACCTGCTGATCCAGAACTAGATACACTTGAAGTTCGCCTAGAAACTGTTGAACAAAAGGTTGATAATCTGCTGGGAAAATAGTAACGAGGCTCCGGAAATGGGCCAAAGCTTTATTTGACTCGGCTAAATATTAGGGCAGTTCTGGAGATTGCCCTTAAAGTGAGAAAGATTATATTATGATTATCTGTAATACTTGTAAGAACATGTATGAAGTTCTATTTGAAGATACAGAGCAAGGTATTGATTGCTCTGCAGATGCTACAGAAAGTGGGGTCATAGGTTACTATGGCTCCACTCTTTTGGATAGGCAAATATGGAAATGGGCTACCGGTAAACCTATTCATATTAAGCATGGTATGATATGTGATATGTGTATTAAACCTTTGATGAATTCTGGTGCATTAGTATTTGACCATTATTATTATGGTCAAATTGATTTACTTTAATGCACTAAATGTTATAATTGGATTATATTATGAATAAGTGGAGTTTACATGATGAGCAGCGAACAATTCCTTTGGTGCGAAAAGTATCGTCCCAAGACGATTGCAGACACGATTCTGCCAGAGAATCTAAAGAAGACATTCCAACAATTTGTGGATCAAAAGAACATACCCAACTTGCTACTGACTGGTTCAGCTGGTGTTGGCAAGACGACGGTAGCCCGGGCAATGCTCGAGGAACTAGAATGCGATTACATAGTGATCAACGGCTCAATGAACGGCAATATCGACACTCTGAGAACAACGATCCAGAACTTTGCGTCGAGCGTATCTTTCGCTGGTGGCCGTAAATATGTCATCCTTGATGAAGCTGATTACCTAAACGCAAATTCTACTCAGCCTGCTCTTCGTAACTTTATGGAAGAGTATTCTAAGAATTGCGGTTTCATTCTAACGTGTAATTTTAAGAATCGTATTATTGAGCCTCTACATTCTCGATGTTCAGTAGTTGAATTCAAGATTGCAAAGAAGGATCTACCTGATCTTGCTATGCAATTCATGAAGCGGGTTCGTATGATCCTGACTAATGAGAATGTAGAGTTTGATAAGGAAGCTATTGCAGCAGTAATTATGAAGTATTATCCAGACTCACGTCGAGTCCTGAATGAACTTCAACGATATTCTGCTACTGGTAAGATCGACTCTGGTATTCTGGTTAATGTCAGCGAAGAGTCTTTCAAGAAGCTTCTTGGTTATATGCGTGAAAAGAACTTCAATTCAGTTCGTAAGTGGGTTGGTGAAAATTCAGATATTGATACTACTGAGCTATTCCGCAAGTTGTACGACCAAGCTTCTGAGGTTCTGACTCCCAATTCTATTCCTCAACTAGTTTTACACCTTGCTAATTATCAGTATAAGGCAGCCTTTGTTGCTGACCATGAGATCAATCTTGTTGCTTGTTTGACTGAGGTGCTTGCAGACTGTGAGTTCAGGTAATGACTTCTCCGTTTGACTATATCAATTCTATCAGTCATACGAAAAAAGATCTAATTAAAGATTCAGAGGATCCTACTAGGGCTGAAAAAGATTATAATGCTTATCTTGTAAACAAAGGCTTATCTTACTTTATTGATACCATTCTATTTGCAAATGAGATGAATAGCCATCATCATCTTGATGCAAAACTTCAAAATGACTATCTAATAAATACTATTAGACCCAAGAAGCGATTTGCCAAATGGGTTAAAAAGTTGTCTGAAGATGATTTAGAATTGGTAAAGCTTTACTATGGATATAATGATGAAAAAGCTCGTCAGGCCCTTTCTATTTTATCTGATGATCAATTGACACTGATAAAAAAGAAACAAGAAAAAGGTGGCACAAAATGAGTAACTTGATTGAGTCCATGGTTGAAGTAACACTAAATCACAAAGATGACTTTCTAAAAGTTAAAGAAACTCTGACTCGTATTGGTGTTGCATCACGCAAGGATAACACACTCTATCAGTCGTGCCACATTCTCCATAAGCAAGGCAAGTATTATATTACTCACTTCAAGGAGCTATTTGCCCTAGATGGAAAAGATACAGACTTCTCAGAGAATGACATCGCTAGACGAAACATTATTGCTAATTTACTAGCAGAGTGGGGATTGATTGGATTAGTAAATCCGGCTAAGTCGGCTGAGCCTGTGGCTCCAATAAGCCAGATTAAAGTAATTGCATTCAAAGACAAAGATAAATGGGATTTACAAAGTAAATATAATATCGGTCATAAATAAAAAATGCCTACACAATGGAATATAGGTGAACCACCGGCAGCTAGAATCATACAGCCAAAGCCAAAATGGCATATGGACTTTTTTGGAGATGGAAATTTGAGTTTTAATTTTATGAATAATAAAAATTGGTGGGCACGTATGTGGTGCACTCTTATCTTTGGATCCAAATGGAAAAGACTATAAAAATTGGTTTAGTGGCATCTGCTTTTGATCTTCTTCATCCTGGCCATATTACATTATTAAAAGATGCACATGATCATTGTGATCATCTTATAGCAGCTCTTCATACAGATCCTCGTATAGAACGACCAACTAAAAACAAACCTCTTCAATCTACATTAGAAAGATACGTCCAATTAGAAGGATGCAGATATGTAGATGAAATTGTTCCATATGACACAGAAC